TGATTGACTTTGATTATGTCATGGCTTTTCTTATATCGAAGCGTGATGCTCCAAATTATCGTGAAGCAACCGATAAGGAGATGAAGGCCAAGAAGAACTGTGGTACATGTAAAGCGTGGGATAGTTCTGCTACAGACGACCCGAAGACAGGATATTGTAAGTGGTATGATTTCAATTGTATGGCTGACCACATTTGTGATGCGTGGGTGAGAAAAGAATGACTGACCGATGCACCTGTCATGATGTTCTCATCGTGAAAAACTTGAATCGTTGGTTCAAGGAAAAGTGGGTGGATGTATCTCGTAAAGACAAAGATGGTAAGCACCCTCCGTGTGGGCGTAGTAAAGCCAGCAAATCTTCCAAGGGTTATCCTAAGTGTCGCCCTTCTGTCAAAGTATCAAGTAAAACTCCAAAGACCAGTGGCTCTATGTCCGAAGGTCAAAAGAGAGCCGCTACTAAACGCAAGCGTGCAAAAAAGCAGGGTGTTGGTGGCAAACCTACAGTGGTGAAAGCAATGAAAGATGAAAAGAAAGGCAAGAAAGGAATGGTCATGGTGATTGCGGTCACCGCTAAACCAAAGAAAGTCGGCGTCAAAAAGAAAAAAGATTAAAGCCAAAGGTCAATTGAGTGGTCATTATGTGGGGGAGTTTATTCATTGGTGACGAGTACGATGTACCGTTGACATTCGATGATGAATTTTCTAACACGGTGATTAAGAGCCTTTCTCAACACCCTAAGTTTCAACCAAAAGATGTACCACTCAAAAGCGTAGCAGTTCTTCCTTCTAAGCCGCAAATATCGAAAGGTTTTGCAGACAATGGTGACGGTTGGTTTGAATCACAATACGGCACAGATGCCAACACCATTATTCGCATGTGTCGCAAAATGCGTAGGCACGATAAAATGTTCAAATCCGAATATGATTCTATTATTGGAGACATACGCAAAGTCAAAGCCATGGAAGTAGACACCACAATAAAATCACTCACTTGGTCCGAAGGGATGGAAGATGTGATTCGCAATATTGGTTTAAGTGACCGTTCACTAAAGGCACTTCGTAAATTCGGAGAGTCGAGAAGCACCAGTTTGCAAAAAGCGTGTCAACAGTATCTCAAAGCGATTACAGTTCTACAACACCTTAATGATAAATTAGATTGGAATACAGACGACCAGCAAAATTGGGTCGATGCAAATGATATGAAGAAAGACGCACAAAAAATGTGGAGAAACACATTACATCAAGTGGACAATCTTACCAAACATGAAATTCAAGCACTCAACTACGCTTCGGACATTCTTGAAAAAGAGGGTGCATTAGGTAGTAGAGAAATTATACGAAGGGGTTATGGTGTGTTAAACAAGTCCATGTCCGTCAATAAAATGTCTTCATTACTCAAAATGTATGGAGAGGAAGTTGATGTGTACAGGGGAGGTGTTAGAGGCACTTTTGTTAAACAAGGTCCAAGTGGTTTGATTATCAAAGACCCATGGGCGTACACTGCTGGATTTGTAGATGCTGATGGTAGTATTTTTATTTCCGAGCGAGGCGACCCTCGTGTGACTATTGTAGCAAGTGGAAATAATGGTAAAACACATTGTGAAGAATTGCAAAAGATGATTGGTTGTGGCCGACTTGTATCGGACCAAAAACTTGCTAAGAATACTATCAAACCTGTTCATCGGCTTATCTTTTCTTCCAAAGATGATATTCGTGAAGTATTGAAGGGGATTATTCCTCATCTCAAATTAAAATCGCTACAGGCAAAGGCTGTTTTGGATTACATTGACCAAAAAGATTCCATGAGAAAAAATGAATTGTATCAGTTGGTGACTTTCAACAATTGGAAAGACCATAAAAGTAAGTCCATTACTCTCCTAAACAAGTGGGGCTTGGATGCTGATACTGTAGGCGGATTTGCGGAGGGGCTATGATGGCAGAAGAACAGGGTAGAATTTCAAGATTTCTTTCGGCTATTGGTAGTCCATTCAAGCGAAAGGAAAGCCCTACACCAACCATGCCACTGTGGACAAGTGGTATTCAAGAGCCTGTTATGGCACAGGGTATCACCATACCCGCTCTCTATGCAGTAAGCAATGAGTCTTTAATTCTACGAACAGTGTTGGCTAAACTTCGACAAGAAATGTTCCGCCGTGGGTATTATTGGGAAAAAAGATTCGCACGCAAATGTACTGTGTGTGATGAAGAATATCAAAGTGAAGTCGAGGTGTGTGCTGAATGTGGTGGTGCAGTTCGCAAACCGGATATTGATGAACTAACATATCCAAAATGGCTACTCAAACAAGAGAACAGTATGGAACAATCTTTCGTTCATGTGCTAAATGAGGTTGAGAGTGACCTCAACATTGTTGATGACGCATTCTTAATTTTGATTAAAGAGTATTTTGTTGACCCTAAAAGTAAGGAAGTGGCTTTCTTCCGTGTAAAAGAAATTATGCGTGGTGACCCTATCTTCATGCGTATCGTAGCAGATAAGCGTGGAGTTCGTGGTGGTCGCTACAAAACATGTCTTATTCACCGTGACCAAATTAAAACACACGCCGAAGATGATTCATGTGAAGTGTGTGGTGCTGACCTTCATGATGTACACTATGTGAACATGGCTGGTAGTGGTAAAACACAATACTTCGTGGCGGGTGAAGTTCTCCATGTAAGTAAGTACAAACCATCAAAACTTTACGGTCGAAGTCCAGTCAACACCATGTGGCGACAAGCCATGACACTCACAGCGATGGACAACTACATCTATACTGCTTATCAAAAGAGAAGAATGCCAAAAGGTATTGTATCGGTCACAACTGACAATCTTGAGTCGATGAAATCGTTTTGGAAATCCGTTGATGAAAAAATGGAGCGTGACCCTCACTATGTACCGAAGGTTGGTATTGAATCTTCTTCGGGCCGTGGTGGTGTGAACTGGATTAAATTCATGGACACACTTGAAGAAATGCAGTACATCGCCGTTCGTGATGAAATTCGTAATCGTATTGCCGCTTTCTATGGTGTATCAAGTGTCTTTATGGTTGACGCAGGTAAATCCGGTGGATTAAACAACGATGGTATGCAGATTCTTGTGACAAACCGTGCAGTTGAGTTTGGACAAAAAGTGTACACAGATGTTTTATTCCCTCGTCTACTTAATGAAATGAGTGTAAATGATTGGAAGTTGACACTTTATCCAAACGAAGAAGAAGATGAAATTACAAGACTACGCCGTGACGAACAAGAACTCAATGTTGCACAGCGTATGGCACAACTTGGTTTCATGCCCGAACTTATTGAAGACACAGCAAATCGTGATATTCGTTTCACTTACAAGCGACCCGCACCACAGCCGCAACAACAAGCACCACCTCCGGGTGGCGCACCACCTCCGGGTATGCCTCCGGGTATGCCTCCGGGTATGCCTCCGGGTATGCCTCCGATGCAGGGTGCAGGTCCACAAATGCCTCCGCAACTTGCACAACAAATTATGCCACCTCCACAACCGGGTGGTCAAGGTGCAGGTATTCGCAACCGAGGACCAGCCGCCCCTCAAAGAAGAGCGAGTATGGGTAGCGGAGCACCGTTTAGCAATGTCCAACAAAGAGGACCACCACCTTCCATGCAACAGAATTTGAGCAATGCGCTATTGGACGCAAGACGCCCTCGTGGTCAATAACCTTCTTAAATACGAATAGCATGAGCAAAACATAGCAGGGATTAACATGGACTTATTGAAAATGCACCCAATGGCAAGAAAAATGGAACAAGCACAGAAAGCATTCATCACTGCTTTAGAGAATGGTGATGGTCAAATGGCAAAGCAACAACTCACAGAAGTGCAGAAGTTGAGCGACTTCCTTGCAGAAGACTTGCAAGGAGAAATTGCAAAATCTGTAGGTGTAAGTACACCTTTGGGTCCACGAGATATTTACGCTGGTGGAGTTCCTGTTATGAAGATGCAAACAGAATCCAATAAGAATCCTGCTCTACAAGGACAGCGACTCGGTTTCATGTCTTCAACACGACACGCATCAAACTACAAGCGTTCTGCTGGTTCATACGGTCGTAAAGTTTGAGGTGATTGAATGAGTGACACTTCCAATGCTGAACAATTGATGGGTATTCTCATCAATAAGATGGAAGTTATGGACAACAGTCTTGTACTTCTCAAAGCCGAAAATGAGGCCATGAAGAAAATCATCAATAATCCACAACATTTACTTAAAAAAATGGGTCTTGTTTCAGTCAACACACCACTTACAAGTGATTTGAGTGTTGACCCTTTCCGTGCTGACATGGAACTTGATAACACATCTTTGCTTAAAGGAGAGCGGGTGGTTGGTACAATGAGTAATGAACATATTCACAATATGTCGTGGGAAGAAATTCACGATATTGCAAACACAGCAAAGGGGGTAGTGCAATGAAACCACGACCAGTAGAAAGCGGATATTTGGCTAAAGCACAAGAACTTGAACAGCGACTTGAACACTTATTGAAAGCAGACGAGGAACACAAAAAGAAACTTATTGCATGTCTCAAAAAGAAAGGCGGAGCCGCTGGTCTTAACGAGTGCGCCGATGCTTGTGGTATCTCCAAGAGTGCATGCAAGAAACTAATCAAAAGCATGGACAATGTGCAAATCTCACGCCACGGTGATGTTGTTCTAACCGACGGTTTGAGCGATGATGAACTTGAAAAAGCAGGTTGCATGCCAAGTCACAAAATGCTAAAAGGCGAAGATTGTCCAAAGTGTAAGGGTGGTAAACTCAACAAGATGGGTCAATGTATGAAGATGGGTTGCGGTGGCAAAATGGTCAAAGCAGAACCGGGTTTCAAGGCAGAAAAAATCACTGATGTGAATCCTGCTTTCATGTCCGAAACAGGTGGACAAACCAAGAGTGGTTATTTCACTACCAATGGTCGCACCATCGAAACGGAAGATGCAAAACCAAAGCGTGCTAAAGATAACAAAAAAATTGACTTGGGTAAACTTAGCGGTGATATGAATCCCCACGACGGAGGCGGTGTTGAGCGACTGGATTCGGCTGGCGAAGCCAAGCCTTTCAAGAAAGCCAACCCAAGAGCGGCAATGCGTGAAGACGGTGGAATGACGATTTGTGGCCTTTGCGGTGGTACAAGTCGCACTGGTTGTCAATTACCACAGCATGGTGGAATGGATTTGCATGCTTGCCCACAATTTGTACCGCTCCAATAGGGCGGTGATTGATTGGACAAAAACCACTTCTATATTTGCGGCAACGAACTGCTCAAATCTCTTGAAGATGGTCTTGACCTTCGTACCAGTGCGGCAGAATACATTCTTGCCTTTGATAACCTTGATGTGAAACCATCCGAGCCGTTATACAAGTCGTTGAAAAACACTGCTGAATTGATTATCAAAATTGAAGGGTATAACTATGAAAATCCATTAAAAACACCCGAAGAATCAGCCAAGGCACGGGTAGAAACTGATTATCATCTTCCCGAAGGTATTGGGTATCTATTCGCAATGCAACATTCACACGGAGAGCCTACAAACCATGTATGGAAAGATGGGTTGCAATCACCAGTCAATACGAATCAGCGGCACGCAGTATGGCCGTACTATCAACCAAAGGATGGTCGTCACCCGTACCAGCGACACCACTTTCCATTCCATGAAGTCAATCATCCATTACTTCGTACTAATGCTGTGACTGGTCAACCGCACTTTATTGAAATGCTTCGTGCTCACACCCTTGGTGGTCATTCGCAAAAAGAAAAAGAAATGGAAAAAGAGTTTTTCAAACACATTGGCCCAAAACACCCTATAGTCGATGGTCACCAAGCAGGTGATAAAAAAGTCAACATTATTGGAAGTATCACACCTCATGGTACGATGTTAAGCCACCAACACGACTTGTATGAAAGGGACTTTCACCGATGGCAAAGAAGCAACTCAACAAAATACGATGAGATGATTAAAGAGGGTCTTGAGCCAAAAGAAGCATTACAGCGTATGCGTGAGGCTCACTTTAACGAAAGAGCGGCTGATTGGGTGTCAAATGACTCCACACTGAATGTTGATACATATGATGAACATGCTAACAATCTTGGACACCTTGGCTACAATCTCGGTCTTGAGTGGTTAAATCCCGAAGAGCGTACTGCTGTTATGAATCACATTGATGAAAAGGGACTGGACAAACATGATATGATTACCCTCCCCAATGGAGAGAAGATACCATCTGCTCGCCTCAAGTACAACGCACTTATGCGTATGACTCCCGAAATGAACTGGGCTACTCGCCCAATGACAATGCCGGGAAGAAACGCTCATTATAGTCTTGAAGACAACGATAACGATTACACTAAGGGGGAACAGGGAATGTTTCTCCAAAGTGCTTTAGGAAGACTTTCTCATGAAAAATTACCGGAGTTTGAAGACCAGTCGATTGCATCACTTATTCTTCAAAAAATCAAAGATAATTACGGTGAGAGGAAATTAAGTCGCCTCCCTCGCCTTGACATACACAAAAACCCAATGAAAGAAATGGATTTTGATGAACTGCTTGATGCATCCCGCAAACATGGGAAGAGTAAGGGTCATGGATTTGATAAGATAAGAATGTCGAAAGAGGATTTGTTGTACTTAGCAGGGTATGACCCAAAGACTCGTGAACTTTTAACAGACCATCCAATTCATGGTAAATTAGACGAACCTGTGGTTTCTGCTGATATGATTGATTATATTGAAGCGATAGGTAAGTCACAAGGCTCAATGCATCAAATAGCAAAAGATGTTCGTAATCATAGGTCTTTCTTCACCGCCGCACACGGCCCACATCCAAATGAAGACAAACCGGAATATTGGCGAAGTGCAGAAAGTGGAGATTTCACATATGGGCCGGGTAGGTTTTGGAGCACGCCGTTTCAAAGTTTAGGTGGTGCTGGTATGTCTCATTCTACATACCACGAAGTGCTACATGCCACACACGCTAATGAAGATGGGTTATCACCACTCACTGAACTTTCCGATGGTGGAAACAATTACATTCACCCTAATCCAAATAATACTACGCTGGCAAATCACTTCATGCCTTTGAAATCTAAAGTAATAGGTGAAGTAGTGAGTGGTAAGCAGGGTTCAAAGTTTATGTATCATAACGATGCTGAACTTCTTCAAAACTTATTGAGTCCGTTTGGTACTTCAAAGAAGCATAAAGGGAGAGAGGGTGCAACTGATAAGAATAATTATACCGAACATAAATCTTCTTTACACCCCGAATACGAGTATGCTATACGACATTTAAGTGCCGCAGAAAGAAAGAATCGTTATGGTACTCATTTACAACCGATGCAATTCCCTCATAGTAGTAATCCTACACTTAACATTGGTGGCCACACAGGATATGGTTCGTCACCAAGTGATACAAATATGCATAAAAACGCACAATTAGCACACTTTATTGAAACACTTGGAGGTCGTATGAATCACATTAACACGCCCGCTATGAAGAACATGATGACCGTGAAAGATTTACTGCGTGGTGACGAAGCATTTAGTGGTGGTGTCTCTAAAGACGAGTTCTTGGACTTCATGCGATGGGGTGCTGGTGGATATTCTTTCAACGCACTACAAAATCAAGTGTTGGATAATCCAAGTTTGAATCATGGACTTTCGGCTGTGACTCAAGCATCGAAGATTTTAGGCACCACAAACCCGAAAGCCGTATTGGATTATCTGCTTGATGGTGATAATCATGAAGAATTAAATCGTGCGATGATGGGTCGAGGGCTTGGAGAGTTTGACAAGAGTAAATTGAAGGATTCGATTTCTACGATTATGGGTACAATTGATGATGAAATAAAAACCAAGAAAAAGAATCAAAAACACAAAACTACAATTGCTTCAAGTGAATCCGACGCTATTCAAAGAATGTTGCAGTTTGGTGGTGACTTACCAGCATCACAAAAAGAAAATGAGTTAATGACCGAACTGACTGAATTAAATCAATCATTTGCATCGAGTCAAAACCCCGAAGAAAGAATGTCTTTACAACAAGAAATAATGGGTAAAGAAAACGAACTTGCAGATATACAATCTAAAATTAGTGCAAAAAAACCTACTTCGCATTGGGAAAAAGATGCTAATCGAACTCACTCTTTAATGACAGGGCATCGACAAACGATTGCTCAAGTGGCTCGTGATATTATTCTTCCTAAGTACCTTGAGCATGACCCCGATGCATTTAACCCGGATAATCCACAACAGTTCATTGATAACAACGCACAACTGTTCCGTGACGCTCAACGATACATACTTTCTGTGCCTCATTCTGTTCATGGTATTCACTCTACAAATTACGGTATTGATGTTGAATCAAAGGTGAAGGGGAAAGGGAATGTACCATTCCATTCTACTGTAGCAAACCATCTTTCCACTGATGGTAAAATGATTGATGGGAACATGAGTGTACCCGAAGTGTTGAAAATTCTTAATGTGGAGGCTACACCTGTTGCTAAGGAAAAAGCACGAGAACTCATAGAGGCTTCTACAAAAGCAAACACACCGCTATTCGCATCGACTGTGAAAGACATTCTTACCAGTGGTAAGGTGGAGGGCTTTCAAGGTATCAACCTTGACAATTTTTCAAGTGAAGAATTGATGAGTAAGCCGGAAGATGAACTAAGTAGCGAAGAAAAGTTTTATCGAAGTGTGAGAGAAAATGGCTATCATAATGCTATTCAAGAAGCACAGCAAAATTTTGACCATAAACAATGGAGAACTCATCCTTCACATTCTATTCCTCGTGGTGTTGCCATGCAACTCAATCCACAACAATTTCAAATGTCCATGTTAGCGGCAGGTCTTGGAGTGGTAAGTGGAGATGTGCATAATGCGAAAGGGTTTGGTAGTAAAACAAAGGCTCGTAAAACAAACGAAACTAAGAATCATCTTGATACAATTGTGCATTTCGACCCCCGTGTTTTAGACGATGAAGAAGGTATCTTTACACCGGGTGAAGAAATTGTTGAGTCTGCAAGCATGGGACAGCGACCTGTGGGTGCTCCAAATCCAAACAATGGCTCAATAATGGATATGTTTGATTCGGGAGCATGGCATCATGGTTATGAAGCAACACCATCTATTGGTGCTGAATTTGACACACAAGGTAATGTTATAGTTGGTAGCAATGTGAGCACAGGTCTTTACCACAGTGTCCCTCAACAACTTTCCGAGATGGTACATGGAAAAGAAACTGTACAAAATGTATGGTCGAATGCACCACCACCAATGTACCCCGACAATCCTCATCAAAGTATGAACATGGAAACCGCTGAAACTGCCAGCGAGGTTCCTTACACAGTCGCCGCCAGCGAAATGACTAATTTGATTACTTCACTACTTGACCCCGATGTTTTATTGTCGAAGAGCGATGATGCGAAATGGAGTCCTCCTGTACGACCAATGCATCGTATTTTTGAAATGAGTGACCTTGAACATTTGCGAGGATTTACTGGTTCATGGGTAGTGAGTAAATGGTATGATGGCCAACGAATCATCATTGTACGCAAAGATGATGAAATCACAGCGTATAATGAGGATGGTAAAAAGAAAGGTCTTCGTAAAGCAACTAAAGAAGCACTGGATAAAATGAGTGACAAGAACTACACATTAGATGCGATTCTTGGGGAAGAAGAACTTAACATCATTGACATACTCAATTACGACGATACAAATGTTGCTGAAATGGCGTTGTTTGAGCGATTGAAAATCTTACGCTCACAGTTTGATAGTCAAGAACATGTTATCGTACCCGGTCCACACGATACTCGTATGACTGACGATGAAGGTTTGGAAGATGCTGTGAAGAACCTCAAAGAAGACCATGACAACATTCTACTTCGTGATAACAAATCAACATACATGCGTGGTGAACGCAGACACCCTAAGTGGATTCTTTATAGAAACACTCGTGATTTCAATTTCATTGTTCTTGACCGTAGAGGCAATGGTCCTTACACATACCAACTTGGTGCGGGTCCTATTCTTGAAATCGAAGGTCTTGGAAACAGGGCTGTGGAACTCAACGGAGAGCATTACATGGATGTAGGAACTTCACACAACCAACAAAAAGTGTTCAAGGTGGGTGATATTGTACGAGCATCAATAACAGGTATATCGAAAAAGAATCGTAAAAATCGCCCAGTGTACAATGTACAATTCAAAGAAATTGAAGGGGATGGTGAAGGTGAAGGAGCCGCCAGTACAGAATCACTCGACTTAATTACCAAGTCTTTTACTCCAATTATTATTCCACATGACATTGAATATGTTGACAATGAAATGCATATTGTTCTCAAAGATGTTGATACGGTTCGTTATCAAATCGAAGAAATTGGCGATATGTGGTGCTTACACACACCAAAGAGCACAATGGGCGACCTTACAAAAACAGATTATCCTGTAGTGTTGGCTGAAAGCCTTATGCCGTTTTGGTCTTCTGTTGCGCCTCTTCTAATTAAAGGTGTATTGAGGAAGGAAACAGAATCCAATGTTGTACCAACACTCCCTTCAAAAAAACGCACTGAAGACCAAAGTGCAGGTGTTCTTGAAGAGGAAGATGATAACCGATTACTCAAACCTAATCAAACAAAGAAGGCATTAGAAATAATCACAAGAGCACTGGATAAGATTGCTAAAGAGCGTATGACATGGACAGGGCCGAAGGGTCTTGGAATAGATGTTGGAACTCCGCAAGAATCACCTCGTGGTCCCACTAAGTTGCGTGACGATTCAACTCTTCCCGATTTTAGCGGTGAAAAGAAAATTACTGATGAAAAGAAAAAGAAGAAAAAAGATGGACTGAACCACATTCAACTACAGACTGATGAAGGTGAAAATCTTTCTATAGACTACGAGGATGGACAGCCATTGGTATCTCACTCATAGCGTGTGGTATAAATACCATAACAATCAGTAGGATGGTTAATGCTCGCTATTCAACGACCTACTGACGGTATCACTCTACTCAAGAGTGGTAGCGACTTGGTTGTTGCTGGCTACGCATCGGTTGAACTTGTTGACAAGCAAGGTGACCTTATTACCCGTGGAGCACTACGAGACGCTTTTGACGGGTTCATGAAAGGTGACAAATACCGCAATGTACAATTGGCACACTCCAACATTCAAGTTGGTGAAGTGATTGACAACTACATTGATTCTAATGGACGAATGTGGAAATCCGAAGTGGATGACACAGGAATGTTCGTTGTTGTACAACTCCGCAATGATATTGAGAAGGCTCGTGAAGTAGCCGCTGAAATCCGCAAGGGCAACCTTCGTGGATTTTCCATTGGAGGGCAAGCATTCAAGCGAGTGCGAAAGTCTGACATGGAAAAAGGCGACTACCAAGAGATTTCAAAAATGGAGTTGCATGAGGTGACAATTTGTGAAAAGGGTATCAATCCCGAAGCACAATTTAGAATTTTGAAGGAGGACACTACTATGACAGACGATAACAGTGATTTGAACGGCATTATGTCGAGGCTTGAAGCACGATTGGACGCAATGGAAAAAGGAGAATTACCTCCTGCACTCCGTGAGCACATGAAGGGTAAGAAAGGCTCCGATGAAGAAAAAGGCTCCGATGAAGAAGAGGATGATAAAATGAAGATGAAAGACGAAAAAGACCACGACAAAATGGCTCATATGAAAGATGACAAGGCTTACATGAAGGGTGAATACAGCGATGTTATTTCCTCCGAATACCTTTCTTGGATGGAAAACACCCTCAAATCTGCTGGTGTTGACACCATGGGTGCACGAGAACATTTCGACAACTTGGAGAAGGCACAACTTGGTGGCTTCGACAACCCCGACGCCGTTGACGGTGCTGACTACTTCGGTGGTCAAGTCCGTGGCCGAGGACAAGAAAATGGAAGCCCATCAACTGGTGCAATTAACGCTATCACAGCATCCGGTGGAAAAGTACCGGCTGGTGCAATGGGACCTGCTTCACTTTCTAAGGGCTATCTTAGCAACGACAATGTGAGCGATGCTGACATTGAAGCGGCTTACGAAGTCTACAAAGCCGCCGCACAAGAACAATACTTCCGCAACGACCTTGAAGGACACTTTGCAAAGCGTTTCCAAAATGAAATGGAACTCGCAAAGTCCCAAGAAGAAAAGGCCGCATTTGACCCACGAGCACCACTTTCGGAAATCGTGAAGTCCATTGAGCAACTTTCCGAGCGTATCGACAACATCGGCAGTGGTGCTTCAACCACTATCGCCAAGTCGGAAACATCGGTTAATGTCCCTTCCACGCAAGACCTCGCCAACATGGGTTGGGATGAGGTTCACACGCTTGCACAGCGAACCTTGCGAGGGGCTTGAAAAACAAAATAAATGAGGTGAACAATTATGGCACGAGATTACATCCGAAACATTACAGACATGGAACGATACTACTACGGCGCAGGTACCGCCATGGGCTACTCCTACTCCGGTAGCGAGTTGCTCAAGGCTGACGCACCTATGCTTTCGACCACCGCTGGTACTTACCAAGCAATTTACGGTCGCAAAGTTTGGTCACAGTTGAACCAAGAGTTTAACGCTTTCTCAATTCTACCAAAGCGACCATGGGAACGCAGTGGATGGCGAGTCATCACTGAACGACCTTCGTTCACTGTTGGCGGCGGTGTTGCAGAAAACGCAACCCTACCCGACACCACCAAACCTACCTTCCAGCACATTGCCGCAAAGCCGAAGACTGTGGTTCACACCTTCGACATGAGCGAAACCGCTATGTTCCTCTCCGACAAGGACGACGGACTTGGCGACATTCGTGCAATCCTTAAGGAAGAAATGGGTAAGCACCACGCCGAGCACATCAACAAGATGCTCACTACCGACAAAGCGACTGTTGCCGCTAACGATTTTGAGTCACTTGACCGAGTGACCACTGGTGCCTCCGCTGGCTCCACAGAAGACATTTACAGCATTGACCGAAGTGCAAACTCTTGGTCACTCGCAGAACACAATGAAAACTCCGGTACCGACCGAACTCTTTCGCTCGACCACTTGGACGACTTGTTCCAAAAGTGCTGGACTCGTGGTGGCAACCCGAAGGTTATCCTTACGGGCTACGACACTTTGATGCGCTTGCAACAACTTCTACAGTCGCAACAGCGATTCATGGAAGAGAAGCGAGTCACTCCTACCTACAACGGTGTGAAGGGTGTTCCGGGTATCGAAGCCGGTTTCCTCGTCGCAACTTACAACGGTGTTCCAATCATCCCATCTAAGGATGTTGCACCGGACACTTTGAGCAGAATGTACTTCCTCGATACGGATTACTTGTACTTCTCTACCGCAATTCCAACCCAATACTACGAAAGTGGTATCGAAACTGGTGACCCGTTCGCTATCAACCGACTTGGACAAGAAGGTATGTACCGAACCATGGGAGAACTATGGACGACTTTCTTTGGAGGACACGGCTCTATCCGTGACCTAAAGTGAGGGTTGAAAGCAAAAAAACATGGATGTGACATAAGATGACAACAGAAACAAAGACGCAAAAAGGCTTGACAATTTCGTTCGATGACGGAGATTTCACCAGCGGAACCGTATCGGTTCTTTTAGACCTCGACATGCGAACTGGAACACCAGTTGACGAAGTTGGTTGGTTGAACGGCAATGCTGGTGGCTCATACCCCGGCACACTCACTGGTTTCACCGCACAGAACACTGACGGCAACGCAGTTGGTTCTATGCGCTTGGTGACCATTGGGTTCACCTTGGCAGATGCGGCAGAACAAGTATTGGTTATCACAGCAGGGGCTTCAAAACTTATTGGTGTGCTCGGTACTACTTTCGCAGTAGCCGACAAGACTCTATCTGCTACCTTCACTAACACTGGTGCGGCTCCTGCCGCTAAGACTGGTGCGGCTCTCCCTGCAATCGTCCTTCACGGCGAGGCTGGCGGTGCTGGAACAGTGACCGTAATGATGCTTAATTGAGCGTGATTAGATGCCCACAGTGACTTATACCGGCCCTTACTTTGAGAGGCGACGAAGAGATTCGCCTACCTCTTGGATTCGTGGCGATTCAGTGGAAGTTTCACAAAAATGGTTGGACGAGTGGCGACATACGCTACCCGCAAAACACTTCAAAATTGAAGGCGAAGAAGGAGTCACCGTTGACGGTGGCAATGACGGAATCCCCGACAATGGTTGGTCACGAAAGGCAATCCTTAAGTGGTTGACCGACAACGAAGTAAGCAAGGGTAGCGGTTATCTTACGAAGACTGCCGCCCTTGCTCTCGTTGAAGGGCATCTAAACACAACAAATGAATAAGGTGAAAAAATATGGCTATTACAATTGACCCCCGACCAACCGTTTTCGGTGACCGAATGATTGTCACTGGTTCCTATGGAGCCGCCGACATAAATATCGACTTGAGTTCAATGCTTGCAAGCATTGACTTTGCCGGTGCAAACAGCAGTGGTGTTATCGCTACTCGTGATACAACCGATACAGGTGCAACACCAGCAACTTCAACAGTTGTGTTTGCACCCGATGTTCGTATCGACGGTACTACAATCCGTATCAGTGCTGGTGAAGTGGCCGCTGGTGGCAATCCCGCCGCAAAAGCCCCGGAACAAGCAGGTACATTCATTGCAATTGGTCGCCGCTCTTGAGGTGACCAACGATGGCATCACTAACCAAGATAGGCGTAAAGTGCTTCGGCCCTTTCTCTCCTAAAGAAGTGAGTTCACCCACTACATGGGCGGGTGTTGTAGAAGACCTTATCCAAGCAGTGGCTGATTCAAACAGTACGAGTTCTGTGATTGATACCGAAGTGTTCCCTGTTTTGGGCAACATCTTTGTCATGGTGACATACCAACTCGCTTGAGGTGAGTAGGTATGGGGTTTGATGTACGAAACATTGACTTGAGTGACATTGTTCGTGCTGGAAAGCAAGACCGTAAGGCTGACTTCCAATATGGAAGTGATGTGGTTTCAAACACCAAGAGTCCACTTAGCGGTGTGACGAGTGCACAGCGAAAGCGCAATCAAGAAATAGGTGATGTGCTTAACATCGGAGCAGGTACACGCTGTACCCATTGCGGTTTCCTTCACTTTATGTGGAGAGCCACATGTGGTGCTTGTGACAAACCAATGGAATACAATATGGGTCATCGTGACGAATCAAAGAGGTTGTAGATATGAAAAAAGCAATGAATGAAGCATGGAAAGTTTTGAAAGCCCGTGAAGATGAAATAGTCGGTTTTGAATGTAAGAATTGCGGCGGTCATTTTGATGCACCCGCAGGTATGGGCCGCAACGCCCATAACGCATGTCCTCATTGTAGGGCGGCGATGCAACAACCCGGCTTTGAGCCGCAATATTGATGTGATGCTATGAAAGTTCTAATTAAATCAATGAGGCCGCACCGACAGAAAATTCTCACCAATGATGGTGAAGAAGTTCGTCTTCAACAGTGGGCGAACAAAAAAGCCGCTGAAAGTTTGCGAACTGCTGGTGGTGATGCAAGTGGAGAGCAATTTACTCAAGCCCGTGATATGCTCATGAGGGACGCTGTAGAGAACCCGGAGGAACACGGACTCAAGTTCATGAACGAAAGAGTACCCTTTGAGGGGCAAAACTTGGAAAGTTCGTTGAGTGACCCTATGAGTGCAGAAGACATTGCTGATATTACCGACGCTTCCAGTGCTGAAACCGAACGAGCAATGGGTGGAACACCCGATTTGTTTGACAGTGAAGGCAAACTCCGTGATGGTATGCCGCCCGAAGAAGAAGAGTTCAACCCCGATGACGAGGCTGAACACATGCGCCGTATCATGACCTCTCGCCAAGTTCCTATGCGTGATGCTTGGAGTATCTTGAAAAATTTGCAATTCCCCGCTGATGCTGGTAATAGACGAGAGTTCCAACGAATGCCCGGTGAAGAACACGGACCTAATGACAAGTTTTTCCGATATGGTGAAGTCCCTTATGTACCAAAAGGCCACGGTGAGAAACCGATGAGGGAAGAAAGACCGCATCCTTACAGCCAGTTAGGGGCTGATGTGATGGAAGACCACCAACTCATGCAAGAAGAACCCGAAAATAACCAACTTCTTACCCCCGATGAATTAGCATTTGCTCAACTTATTGCTGAAAATGACATGCGAATGCCACCTGCGGCAAGCATACCAGCACCTACACTACGACAAGGAATGAATCAATATAATCCATGAGGGAGGGTAATGTATGCCAGTAGTGTTCAGTCCCGGTGAGCCGGAAACCCGGCCACTTGACCCGTCTGCTGTTGCATACTGTACCGCTCAACAAGTTGCTGACCTATTGGACATTGGGCCGCAAGATGCTATCTTGATGAGTGCTGATGCTGATACTGACGCTGTGTATATTACAGGAAACGAACTACGACAAGTCGGCTTTAGCGTAGGCGATAAAATTCGTGTGTACAGTGATGCTGACCCACTGGGCGAAGAAGATTTGACAATAGCCTCGATAACCAAGGGTACGGGAGGAAAGGCTGGACATGTTAAGGTCACATTCACTGGTGCGACACTGACAGCCGCAGATTACCAAGTGGCTGACAACGGCTATGTACAAAACCAAGCATCATTTACTAATGGTCGTACTCGTGGTATGACCAAAGCAAAGGTTGAGCATGTCATTCTCAAAATGCAAGACCGCATTGACAACATGACACGCAACGCATGGCGACCATACTTAGTGGCCGCTGAATACATCAATTTCGATACATACAAACCATACCGACGACGATACTACACTGATTATGTTGGTACCAGTCCTCTTCTATTCCGCAATATACAGCAAATGCTACGCATTGAGTTGTGGCAAGGTGATGACTATCGTGAGATTTGCGGGGCCGAGGTTCGTATCAAGTTCAACGATGTGTCAAGCCTTTCATCAGCGGCCATCTATCTATCACCCGGCAACGGTAGCGTGGCTACGCTTGCACAGGGCACAGGCACAGGACAGTGGCGTGATGATTTTGATGCGACCACCGTCGCCCAAAACTTTGCTGACCTCATCAACAAAGAGAACAGGGTGGACAAAGCGGCTGTAGATTTTTCACCAACATTTACATTGGAGGGTTCAACTTCAAATGTAGCCGTTCATAACGAGTTCTTGGCATCAGCCAACAGCGA